GGATCGATGGCATACTGCCCTACAGCAGGTGCACTCGCGACAAGGGTAAGCGCCTGTCCCGTACTTGCGTAGGTAACTCCTCCATCATAGTTCCAGATGCCGTACTGTTGTGCTGTCAGTGCTGATCCAGCAGCCACTATCTGTGGTTCTGCTTGTATACCATAGCCAGCAATGTAGGAGATAGCCGTATTCAGCTGCCCCTTAATGAACTTGTAACCCGTCAGCTCAATCTGCTGAGGACCTCCTGGAGGGATTCCTGTCCAGGCTTCATAAGAGTAACCTTCTGTTGAGGTGCCTCCGTTGTTTAGGGCCACAGGGATAGCTAGGCTGCATATCGTCACAGAGGTTACGGATAGGACAGGCCAATTCTCAAGGAACTGGTTATAGTTGTTCTGTCCATCCACAACATCTGTATAGGAGCGCATCACCAGAGAGGGACGCTCCAGATAGCCTAGGACCTGCGAGGAAATACGCATAAGTAAGCTAGACAACGTCGCATCAGCTGCGGTTGTCGTAGCAGACATCCACCCCTTGACATTCGTCAGATTGCTCAGGAGTTCTTGCTTCGCATTAGCCATCGGCGTTTTGCCCCACACCTAAACCTAAACTGAGTTGGCGGAGCAGCTAGGACACCACACCAAATGCCTTCGCTACTCCGCCTCTCCAACCGGCGAGCCGCCCTCCGGTTAGGCTTTAGATGTTCGCGATGTTGGTGATGACGCCCATCGCAAAGGTTGCGTAGACGGCTAGCACTTCTTCCGCGTACACACCATACTCACGCTGCCTGGTGCGCAAAGGCCAATCGATCCGGTAGTAGTCACGCCGCAGAAGCATCTCGGCGACGTTCGGCACCTCGTTCGATTGGTACCAGGTCGGCAGCTGGCTGCACCAGGCAATGATCGTGCCCGGTGGAACGTCAGGGTGCAGTAGGACTGGAATCTTCGTACCACCACCCATCGTGAATGGGTTGTAGTAGTACTCGACCACACCGCCGGCGACGATACCGTATGCCTGGCTTCCCGTTGCAGGCGTATCGTAGCGCAGCAGCGGCCCAGAAGTGTTGGACAGCACCTTGTTGGTGATGTTCTTCTGCTCCTGGGAATTCACGTAGATCACATCGGGTCCGATGTTGTACGTGTTCCACATCGTGATCAGCATTTGGTCGATCTCATTGACCGAGCCGCGACCGGATGCAGTCAGGCCAGTACCCGTACTGCCGTTGTTCGGCAGAATGTTCACGTACGCCTGAGCGGCCGTAGCATTGACGAAGAATGGGGCATTCGGGTTCAGCGCACAGGTCAGCAGGCCGTCGAAAGCCAGACCCGGATTGCGGCTGCAATTCTGGGTGATAGCTGAGATAGCCTGGGTCCCTGCGGTGAGGGGCGCGCTGATGTTGACCGCCGAGATGTTGGTGATCGCCTGCAGCGTTTCGTTGCCTGCCGTGCCGATGAACCAGCCGTAGGCCATGGCGCCCTGGACTGGTGTACAGACGCACGTCAGAATCTGGCCGAGTGTCACAGCCTGAGTGGCATTGGAGCTCTTGTTGGAGCTGCCCCCGTACAGCGTGTAGTTCTTGCCGTCGGCGCCAGTGATCACCTTCGTGGTTGCGATACCGTACGTGATGCTGGAGTTCTTCCAGCCCTCGAGGGTGAGCGCAACGACGTAAATGCTGTAGGTAGCAGTAGGCAGCGTGCCCGTGCTGCCTGCGACGCTTGGTGTCAGAGTACCTGGCGGCGACAGCGACAGAGTAGCATTGCCGCCGAGGATACCCATCTCCTCCTTGCGCATCATCTTCTGCAGGAGACGGAAGGTGACCATCGCATTCTCGTCCTCGAGGCCTTCTGCGGCCGCCTCGGCTTCGAACGTCAGGTAATCTTCCTCGCCCAGCGTCACGTACGTAGCTGCCATGTCATTGGACTGGTAGCTCATCGTCCCGGAACGCTGACCTTCCGGTACCCAGCCCATGGCATCGAAGCCCGATCCCTGGAGCGCCATGATCTGCTTCCAGTGCGCCGCATTGCCTGGAGTCTTCTTCATCGTGCGCGGAATGGCATTGCGAAGCGGCGTGATGATCGGGTAGAGCATCTTCGCAGGTGCGGCGAGGTCATACCACGTAAGACCCGTGGAGATGCTCACGCCCTTGGTGAGATTGTTCCCGAAGCGGTCCGTCGGGCTCCCGAGGGAGCCTTTCATCATATCCATGGTCTGCTGGGTAAGCGACAAGCCAGCGACCGGTTCAAATCCAGGCATGTTTTCTGTCCTCAGTTGTTGGAGTAGGTCCGCGGCTTGCCCTTACGGGATACTTAGCGTTGGGTTAGCAAGGGCGAATTTCATCAGAGCGTTAGCCCGCTGCTCAGGCGGGATGCCTTGCAAGGCCTTCGCCAAGGCCTGGTCGGGAGTCAAGTGGGCATCGGAATCACTTATTCCTGATCCTGTTGCCCTAGCTGCATCCTGAGCTTTCGTCACGATGCTGAAGTTCTTGCCCTTCATGGGGAGTGGCTCAGCTGCGAGTTCCTCCACACGTTTGGCAAGCTTCGTCAATTGATCACCATACTGAGTGACCTTCGTCTCCAGGCCCGAATTCTTCACCAGGACTAGACGCACAGCTTGCGGCAGATCCAGGTTATCTGGACGTAGATCTGCCTCGGTGAACGTCAACCCGAAGGTCTTGTTCAGCTGTTGGGATTTCTCCAGGGATGCCACCTGATTGGTGATAGCTTTCGCTACACCCTTCTTCAAGGGTACACCGCAGTCGAGAAGACCCTTCAGCAAGTTCAGAGGCATTGCTGATGCCGCAAGGATGACATACGTCGGTCCTGCACCGCTGTCATCGTCATCGTCATCGTCGTCATCGCCACAGTCGCCACGTACTGTGGTGAGTAGCTCGGTGGTCTCTTCGGCTACAACACTGGTGAGCAGATCAACCATCGCAGTGATGATGGCAGCTGCCTTACCTGGGTTTGCCGAGTCGTCGTTCTCAGCTGCCTCCTCCATAACCATACAGTCATAGCACCACTTCAACTCACACAGCAGGGATGCGATGCGGCTGATGTCGTACATACCCTTCGAGAAGGCCTGATTCCTGACCTCCTGCGTCGCATCTCCGGCGAGACCTTGCATGTGGCGCTTACCGTAGACTGCAGGAACCTTCTTCGCAGGCTGTTCCACGACAGTAACTGATGCCCCAGGAGTCTGAGCCCTAGGAGTCTGAGCCGGCTCATTGTTTAGAAGAGCATTGAGCTTACCCAAAGCTTCGTCAGCACTTGCGGTGATGTCGGCGACAGCAGCATTGGTCTCCAACGTCGCATTGTGTGCGATGCAGCTAGCAGCATCCTCGAAGTAGCTACCGTCCGTAGCCTTGTAGACCACCTTCGGCGCTGTGCCGGTGCCGGTGCCGGTGCCGGTGCCCGAAGTTTCCAGCTCTGCGATACGCTTGCGGAGTTTCTCCACCTCACTGAGCTCTTGAGGTGCTGATGAAGTTACTGGTGTAGGCGTAGTCGCTGAGGTAATCGTGGAGAAATCCACAGGGACAGCACCCACTGACTCCAGGAGGCTCAGGCCGCTCTTGGGCTCCTCGATAGCCGGAAGAGTCGAATAGTCGATCTGGTCCGGCGAGTCGACTACCGACTTGAAGAGGCGCTGCTCGGATGCCTCATTGGTAGCCCCCTCCTTGACAAACTCAAACGTGGCGCCCTTAACACATGGCAGATCCACGAGGGATATCTCGGAGGGCATTGCAGTATAGCGAGTCACTCCTGGATTCGCAGGGTCTTGCCAGCGCTTGGTGTAGGTGCCTCCGACGGAGAAGCCAGTGTAGACACCAGCCTCGACCTTCTCCCACTCATCATTGTCGATGATACGCGTCAAGGCTTTCATCACCTTGCTGTCATCGTTGAACTCAATGGGCTGCGTGATGATGCCGGCACCAACAGCCTTATGCATCGCCCGCACATTACCATAGCTTCTGCCGCCCGAAGCTTTGTAGACCTCATTCGACCAGTGCTCGAAGTTTGGCTTCGAGGTGGCGTAGTCCATGATCTCATTGGCGCGATCATGAGACTCTTCGGTGAAGGTCCCATACACGACACGCTGGGCGGCGTCAACCTTCGTGATGGGAATGTAGATGTGGACTGACATAAGGCTTATCCTCTGCTGGGTGCTGCGAACTCAGCAGCGGTTAATCCAACGGAGTCACGCTTGCATAGTTGAGCGTGATATCCGACGCTGTGGTTGCCGCATTCGCAGTGAATGCGATCAGGATTGGCGCAGTTTCCACTAGCGTTAGTGCCTGGGGAATGCCCATGCCGCTGTGGACGGAGCCGATGATCACTTGTGTCTCGAACCCATTCTGGGTATTCGCGCCGAGCACACCGAGCTTGGTAAACTGCGCACCGAGGCTGAAGCCGGCCTGGCCTGTGGTGGAGTATGCTCCAGTCGTTGCCAATGCCGTACCGCCGGTACCGACAGTGCTGCCGATGACGGCAGTTGTCGGACCCACGATGATCTTCGCAGTCTTGACGTTGGTGTTGTTGGCGAAAGTGCCGAACATCGCGAGCTCGACGCCCACGCCATCACGTGTGAGGAAATTCGCCGGAAGCGTAGCGACTGCCATGACGACGTCATTCCCAGTAGCAGCTGGATGCCCAGCAGCACTGTCGAACTGAAAGTTGGGTGCTATCTCCGCATGGACGCAGCCTGCATTCAGCAGGTCGATGATATCCCACTGCTGAATGATGCCTGTGATCAGCGCATTGGCGTCGGCGACGTACTGGGTGCCCTGACGTGACATGATCGCAAAGTACGGTGCCGGGGCGATAAGCTGGATGGTGGTGGACATATCACTACTCCAAAGGTTGTTGTTACTCGTTCGCTTGATTCATACCACCGGAGTCTCCGGTCTCTGTACCGTGTTGTGCGTTGGCTGCGGGCATTCCTTGAGATGCCATCGCTGCAACAGCATTCGCGCCAGTCAAAGCCCCTAGAGGGACATAGCCTGCAGTCGTAGCCAGCATTGGTGTCTCAGCAACGCCTCCAAGAGGCTTACGGCCGCGATCACCCCGTACTTCGTCAACGCTATAGATGCCAGCCTTGACGTAGCCCGTGTCGATTTCCATTTGTGCCTTAGGATCCTGCTCACGATCCTCCAGGAACACAAATTCATAATCCGGCTGTTTCAGATCAAACCGGATGATCTGATCTATCGTTGACTTCCACCAACGTTGTAGTGGAAGCTTGCCTTCCTCGAGTGCCCTTGCACGGCTACCTCCGCCAGCTGCCTTCGAACCCTTACTGATGAAAGGTTCTGCGTCAACGTCGAACACGAAGCAGATAACACGTGCAAGCCACTCGTCGTAATCGTCCTTCAGTGGTGGCTCTTTAGTCTCAACGTACTTGAACTCACCAGGCATGAACCGCGTCTTGCGTCGGTTAGCTAGGTTTCCTTCCATCAAGCCGTCAAACCACTGCTGAAAGTCCTTGATGTTCGATAGGTTCCAACCCGCAGGCAGACCTACGAACGCATCGGGGTTCGACCCACTTAGGTAGTACTCAAGCTGAAAGACGGCCCTGCGAATGGCAGTGTTGGCCGTAAGGACCACCTGCTCCACGGGGCTGACGCCATATAACCTGTTGGTCTTGACGTTACGCGGAAGGTACAGAAGTTCATCAGCGCCGAAGTCTGAAGCAGGAACTCCATGAAGGATCTGTTGGAATGCCGGATCTCCCTTCTGCGTGGGGCGACGTCCTTCAGCATCAATGAGAGGGAAGATCGTAGCGCCATCGATAAACTCCAGGCTGTAAAGCCTGCCTCCTCTGGTGCGCCGCTTCCATATGGTTGCTGCGTCGCATACAAACATGTCTTCATTGATCGCCCTCGTCCATTGATCCCAGGTATGCACTTTATCTGGGTAGGTGAAGAAGTCGGTCAGCTGCTTGACAACCCCTGCTTGCTCTGTAGTCATGCGGAGCGAGTTAAGGGTCTTCCGCGTCATAGTAGGTGGAGCATTCCCTGAACCAACAGAGCTAGCGGAAACCATACGAGTAGCGCTAGAGCCACCAATATGGGGACCTCCCTTACCGTTACCCGTAGCCGAACCTGCAGCTCCTGTGTTTGCCTTACCAAGGCCCGTGTTGTCTCCTGGGTCATCGAAGCCTTCTCCTATGCTGCTGTCCTGTGTATCCTCAGGATCATCGTTGACGTCCATTGCCAGCTTTGGACGAATTACCCAGTCCATTGCCGCGATCTGATCGCACCGAGCCTCAATCACCCCCCGAAGTATCTCGCAGTTATAGCTCAGCGCACGCAAGTCAGCAAACTGGACAGCCGCATCCCCACGCGGCGTATAGTTTAGGTTCTTACCTGTCGGATAGTCCCAACGACGACCCTTAGCACCTGCATCTGGATCAGTTGGCGCAAAAGGCGCCAGCGGTTGCATTGGGCCGAACCAAGTCTGTGGAGTAACCCCACTGATAGCGTAGCGCACAGCACTGCCTGCACGGCTAACCCAACCAGGGATTATCGGTGTGACTTTACCTCCGAAGCCTGTTGGCAGTGTCGGCATTAGTCAACCCCCCGCAAATCGATGACCATGTCATCTATAAGGGGCGATATATTGCTCTTCGGGAGTGCACAGGCATTCTCATAGGCTTCGTAGAACGCCTGAGCCTCACCAAGTGAGGCCTCTCGGTCGTATATAACGCTCTTGCGGACAGCATGCCACGCCTTTACGGCGTGTTGATTGCCCTCTAAAGCACGGTCAACCGCATCAACTAGGTGTTCGGGCATGATACTCATGCCATTGCACCTAGGAAATCTGCCTCATTTGCCTGTTTGAAGGCGTTTACAACGTCGGAATTGCGCGCCTGCTCGCTCTTTTGGAGCGCGCCCTGCGCACGTGCAAGCTTAACCTGCTCGCGATAGTACATCATGAAGCCTTGGCCTATGATGTTTGGCTGGGCAAATGCGTTGATTAGCGCCTCACCTTTATCTGGTGAGCGCATAAGACGCTTCTTGATCTGCTTTTTATCCTCCAAGAGGATGCCTCTTACAGTCAAAGACCATCGAGGGGCACTCAAATCCGCGGCAAGTTCTGCATCTGGAGGCAAAGCTATATTCAAACCGAGCTCAGGGTCTAATGCTTCACGGAATAACCACCACCATTCCGCTCTGTTGTTAGCGAATCCGATGGTGCCGGAGCGATCGGTCGCGTGGGATGACTCGGCACCATTCATAGCGACGATGTCCATATCCTCTAGGCGTCCTACATCAACCGGCGATGACCCCGCGCCAACGACATCAATTTTGCAGCGCCACCGCGTATACCCCAGTTCTTTGAGGACGTCAATGACAGCTTGCCCCGTTGGTGTGCGGATTCCTGGGATTGCTTTGAGTGGTGCGAACCAAGAGCCGACTCTTTCACTAATGACAGTCTTATCCCGACCGCCACGAGCAACATCGACACCCACATCCCTAGCGCCAGGAAGATCAATATTTCGGCCCTCTACTATCATGGCAGCATCGCTATTCAGCTTCTGCTGCTTAGTGGTCAGGAAATCACTGAGGTCAACACCTACTTTCTGGGGGATGTTCTTCAGGATCGCACGCTCGTTAGCTGAACGCATTTCAGCCTCACGACCGCTTTTGGGGGCGCCGGTCTCAGGAGTAGCGAAGCCTCGCGGCGGGATGGCTCCGGATTGGACGTCTTCCGCGACTTCCGCGTCTTCCGCGACTTCTGCGACCTGATCACCTAGAGACGTATGATCCGCGGGGGTTGTTCCCTCCAGACGATGACGTTCTCTCAGTTTGGCTAGGTACTGGTCATAGGTTGGTGCCCAACGTGCCTGAGCTTGCATGATCCAACCACTGGGGATGACTTGCCACTCATCATCATCCGTCATGACTCCGAAGTTACCACCAAGCATCCTGCTGCGTAGTGGCTCTGGCAGTGCTTGTAGCACGCTAAGGTAGCCGCTTTGGATCAGATACTGGTTGTCTTGGATGCGGGCGCGGATAAATGTCCTGCTCTTCGGTTCAACCCACTGAGGAGTGCCATCGAGTGTCATCCAGACAGGCTCATTGTTGGGGACTTCTTTGTCCTGACCAATCTCGTCGGTCACAAACCAACGAAGTTCGCCAGGTTTTGCAGGATTCTTATGCTCGGGATCAAGCCAGGGTGCCCAGTACGCGATGACCCACTGCCCTTCAGCATTGACAGGTGGATTGCCTGCGGCAATGACACGCGTCCTCTGGGGTAGTCCATCAGGACGCGTGCGAGTAGTTCGATTCCAACCCTTGAGGAACCGGAACTGCGGCTCGGTAAAGTGAGTGATCTCATCGAAGGCCTTCAAGTCGTGTGGGCGGCCTTGGTACTTATTTTCATCGCCGTCAAGTTGGCAGGCCCCAAGCTCAACACTCTTTCCTATATAGGGCCCTGTGTAGAAGCGCCAGATATAGTCACCGCCGTTGTACTTGGCATACCCGTTGTAGATTTCCGCACAACGCTTACGGATACCTTTCAGCTGTGCGAACTCACGCCGGAAGATGATGCTTTCATAGTGGTCAATCATCGCGGTACCGATCAGGAGGTCAGTCTTTCCTCCTCCAGCAGCACCTCCATAGAACGTCTCGTCGGCCATAGTCTCTATGGCCATTGTCTGCGGGCCAGGCAGAGGACTCCACGGTGGGACGAAGACGTCACTAAGCAACTGCTCAAGCTCGTCCAACTCCGACTCCGTGAGGTACGGAATCAGGTCGGTCACAGGTACATCGCCGCCTCTGAATAGTTCCAGGGGCATCTCAGTTGGAGGTCCTGCCGGAGCGCGGAGTGCTGCCTGCTTGTCTAGCCCTAGCAAGGTCTAGGAGCTGTGCGATACGCCTTGCACGTTCACTCGGACCTTGCTCACTACTTGAGCTAGCTGGGGCATTCGGTGTGAGTTGATGTCCGCCCAAGCCCCTGGTTGGCTTATTTGGAGCCCCGCCTGAGTACCCGGCAGCTGCATGTGCTTCTGGACTGATACGTCCATGCTCGTCAGGACGGAGCGTATTGCTCCTACCCGCAGGACGTAGAACTCCTCCATTGGGCCCACAGGGCCCATTACTTCTGCCCCTACATCTGCCCCTACCATCGTTGTTGCTGTTGGACTCGCCTGTGGACTGCATCACACCGCCAGGTGCTTCAGGATGCATTCCTACGCTCAGGCGTTGGATCGCAGTGACCTGCTTGAGCAACTCAACAGCTGTCTTCGGGCTATTACTCAGCTTCTCCCAGAAGCGTGAACGCCCTTCGTCATCATGATATTTCTGGTTGTCGGGGTCGAAGAGCTCCTGCAGCCGTCGATACATCATCGTGGCGTCCTGGAGATGTGTATTCTCCAGCTGCAGAGCCATTGCCTCACGGCCTCTGCGGATGCTATCGATATAGAATAGGTCATGCGCAAGCGCACGGGAATTCCAGTGGTACAGGTAGTACCACTCCATTAGGGTCTCATGATCGGCACCAGCGTTCAGGAGCGCTCGTAGCTTGCCTTTGTTCCGGTCGGCCAACTCAAGAGCATCACCACCACTGACGTCGGGCACAAAGCCACTGCCGTCGATCGCGGACTGTTTAGCCCTCTCCGCAGCTGCCAGGTCCTCAGCATCTCTACGGTCGACCTCATCCTGAGTGAGTACTCGCCCGCCCCACAGGTCATGGCCTGACTGGGGATTGGATTCAAGAGCATAGCCAGGCGCTGGTGATCCTTGCCCCTCAGGGCCCTCAGGGCCCTCGGGGTAGTATAGACCTCCTTGGGACTCTAAGCGGCTGGCATGCTGATTCATCTGCCCACGGGCAATGACAATCCGCTGCTGCATACTGTCTTTGTTCTGCAACAGGAAGAGCTGTCGGTTGCCGTATGTGCCCTGCCCAACATACGCTTGGAAGGCCACAAAGGCATCCAAGGGCTCAAAGTCCAGTTGTTGCCAGTAGGGTTTCCCGTCGGGGAGTACCGGGTAGCCCTCGTCGTAGTTTAAGGGGATGTACGCCTGGCGCAAGGCCCGCTCGTGGAAGACAATCGCGGGAGGGCGAAAGTCTTCGCTGACTAAGCAACTGGCGTCGTCCAGCCCATCCAATGCTACTTCGGACTGATCTTGGTAGACCCCTTGTGGCCTACTCCTGGCTTGTGCACCTGACCCTCTCTGGGCTGACTCGCGTGCTCCAGGTTGGAGTGGTGTGTGCTCCTGTGCACCTTCTGTTGCACTATCCCTGTAGCCCCTGAGTGCGGGTCTCTCGGATGTTTCAGACCCCTCTGGCCTCGGCCAGATCTGCTCGCTGTCCCCTCGCCCGAGGACGCGCTCTGGCTCTTGAATCCCTTCGAGCCTCTGTCCGCCTTCGAGCCCCGACTGCCTCTCGACATAAGTGTCCTCCTCCTCCTGATCGGGAGTTGATTGGGATTGGGATTGGGATTGGGATTGGGATTGGGATTGGGATTGGGATTGGGATTGGGATTGGGCCGTGGTTTCGTAGCTGGCTAGTTCCGTCGGGACTAAGATGCCTCGGACGACATCGTGAGGGATCAGCAAGTCGGAGCGATAGTAACCCTCTGGCAGCCCCAAGGTATTGATGGGGATCCTTTTGGTAGCCTCGCGTAGCACCTGCGCTCTTGTAGGTAGTACGGGCTGTGTGATGGAACTGACGTTTGTCACGCTACTAGTTAGGCTCCTTTGTCAGTATATTATAGTCTTTTGCCATAAGGAATATCTAGATGCCCAAATATTAACATTTGTTAAGATTGGTTGATATGCCCCCAACCTATAGCATGGAACTGTAATTTTTGGTACCTCCACCGGGAGCTGTCTTTTCGGACAGATACCGCGCCGGAATTAACACATTCGTACCGCTAAGCGGATTTCGCTAGGCTGCCATGCGTATTTAGCTGTTGCCTCCCTTTCGAGGGGGTTATATAATGAGGGCAGCAGAAAGAGAGGAGGTCAGAAAGGGAGTCAGGCTAAAGAGGAGGGGCAGCCAAGCGAAATGAGCTAAGCTGGTTTCGATAGGCTGCTAAGCTAAATAAACCGTTGCTAAGCTACAAAAGATCTACTATATTAACATCATACAAGAGCAATGATGCTCTAGTATAAAAGAAAGACAAGACAGATGTCCTACGAAACCGATTATGAGATTCCGGTCGTTGCAGCCAACGACGTTGCTCTTGAGGCATGTAAGACTACTTCGGATAAGATCCGACTCCTAACTGCTCAAGGCATGGCACGAGCCCAAATTGCTAAGATCCTTGGCATACGTTACCAGCACGTGCGTAATGTCCAGATAACGCCGACCAAAAAGGCTTAGCAGCCAAGCAGAAGATGCTCTGGTAGTGCAGAGCATCTTCTACTATACTATCTATTGTCGACAGAAAGGAATAGGCAATGAACGGTCTCCATGGACAACTCGATACGCCAGTTAATACGTTCCTCAGTGCTCTCGACAACTATGTCGGGCTAATGCCACAAGCAGTGGTCGTTGCTGTAGTGGTCGCGCTGCTGGTAACGATCACGGTCATGGTAGTATCATGACTGACCTCACGTACACGCCAAAGTAGATGGGCATGAGGTCATACCACACAGGTATAAGCTAGGGCAGAATAGACTACACCACGGTTCATTCTAGTCTGCCGGGAGAAGGGTCCTATTTAGGACCTTTTTTCCTATGCTGCTGGGACCTACCATGATTGGTCCAGGGTAATCAACTCACGGTCCAAGAGGCCTGGACCGTGCAAGGACACCACAGGTCCGAAGTAGGGCTCTTTTCCTAGGCATTCCAGGATCGACAGATCGCCTTTGTGGGCGGTCTGTGCTGGTGAAACGAACTTGGTGCAGCGCGTCGTAGTGTGTGTGTGTGCCATGTTGAAGTAACTAGGTTGGTCTAAGGGCATTATGTGGTGTGGACAGATCTACCTAACAGCTGGTGCTCAAAAGACATAACTTGTTAGGGCTAAAAAGACATAACTTGTTTGGTCTTTTAGGTATATGTTCCTGTGTTAATTAGTGTTCATTGGTGTTCCATTAGTTACGGGATAGAATAAAAAGTGTGCAGAATGTGTGCAGGATGTGTTTTTCTGTTGTCTCGAGGTAACTAGGGGTACTTGATAAAGTCGAGGGGGCAAATTTTCTGCGTTGGGGCCGTTGGATTTCTGTTATTTTTTTTTTAACGTATGTGTCTGTCCTGTGCCTCTGGGTGTATCTTTATTCCTGTCCTGGGTATCTTTATTCCTACC